AGCTCCGGTTTAAATCCGGTTGGAGATTATTCAAGTATGACGCCCGCTCAAGTGATTTCTTTAGGAATAAGACAACAACAAAATGCTATCCGTAATGAAATTGCAAACGCAAACGATAAGACTAAACGCTTAAATCTTATTATGAATGGCTACAACAAAGGCTCAATATCTGCGGATGAGGCTCAAAAACTTATGCAAATGTACGGGCTTGATATAAATGATCTTCAAGAAAGTAATGATACAAAAAAAACAAACTCACAAATTGAATTAAATAAAGCCCGCATTGAACAGGGCAATCAGAGAATTGCATTGTTGCAACAAAAGGTAAAACAGGGAAATGCAAACAATGATGAATTATCTGAATACAGAAGATTAAAAAATGAGCAAATGAAATTAGAAAATCAGATATATACAAATATGTTAGGTAAAAATGGTGGCGGAAATGACGGGACGGGAAACGGTAATGTGCGTCCTGTCGGACAAAGAGAAAATGTAAAAAAGACAAAAAGCGGTAATAAATATAAGGTAGTAGAATAATGCCAAAAGTAGAAATAACATTAAAAGACGGATCTAATAAAGTTGTAGAATTTGAAAATAATTTTACGGATGATGATGTTGACGAAGTTGCCGGAGAATTAAACTCAAAATTGTTGCAGGGTGGCGTTAGTCAAAATTACACGCAAAATTGGGATAACAAAGGGCGTGTTTATTATACTGATGAAAATGGTAACAGAGTAAAACCAGACAGTAGTTTAAATGCTTTTCAGAGATTTGGAAGAAATATAAAAGCCAAAGCAACTAATTTTAATAGTTGGTTAAATGAAACTAATCCTGATAGTGAGGCTTATAAACAAAAAGTCAACACATTATTAACATTAGAAACCTTGCCTATGGGGGCTGGAAAAGCAGCAACTCAATGGGGGGCAAGTAAATTAATGCCATTTATGGGTAAAAAAATCGGTCAAAGTGTTGCAGAGGGCATAGGTGCTGGTGCGGTTAGCGGGGGCGTCTATGGGACAGGTAACGCTTTAATTGAAAAAGAAAACCCTATTATTGGTGGATTAGCTGGAATGGTCGGCGGTGGTTTAACCGGAGGCTTATTTAATGGCGTACTTGGAAATATCGTAAAAGGGGTAAGAGCTGGAAAACTCCGTAATCATAAGTCTTTAAACAATATGACACAAGAGGAAATTAAGGCTTTGAGAAATAATGCAAGAGGTTATTATAATGATTATATCAAAGGGACAAGTGTATATAGAGATGATTTAGGTAAAATAAACTTTGGTAATGCCGGAATTGATGAGCAAGTATCAAAAGGTTTACATAATGCCGAGGTTATACCGGATTTAAAAAAACAAATAAAAACAGGGACAAAACAACCTAATCCGAGAAAAGACTACGAAAGAGAAGATATTGAACAATTCCACATTATAAACAACGATATAAACAATAAAAATATGGAATATCAAATAGCGGAAGATATTAACGGAAATAAATATTATTTTGCGAAAGATGTTACAAATTCAGATATTGAGCCCTCTCAATGGGGTGTAGCAGATATTGACTCAGATCTTAATAAACAGATAGCAGAGCAGATTAATAAAAATGTATTAGATCAAAGAGAATTATTGCAAGAATACAAAGGCGTACATTCTGATATGGTTAAAAAGTATGGTAGTATTGAAAACTTGAAAGCAAAAGCCGTATCAGATATGGAACAACATACAAAATATGGTGTAAAATCAGAGGCGATTGACGATTATAGAAATTTATTAGCATACGAAGATTTATTACAGGGAGCGAATTATGTAGAAAATAACATTAAATCGAGTGCCACAAGAGAGGCAGTCGATAATAAAGTATTTCCGCAAAAAATTAAAAATGGCTCAAATAAACAACCGAGTGGGGTTGTATCTGAACCATTAAATAACGAGTTGCCTCCAACTAACAGGAACCAACATCCTGCGTCAGAAACAACTCATACTAATATTATAAATGATGTTGAAGAAAATATCAACCTTCCTACAAGCGGAGAATATAAAATATCACAACTTGCACAAAATGCGGAATTACCAAAAAACTTAAAAAATGCAGTTCGCAATAATGCACCGGAATACGAAATATTACATAATAATGACTTAATTGCATCTGCAAAAAAGGAGATCGTTAAAGATCCGTCCTCTCGTTTGGCACGCTTGGATAATATGACAAGCAAAAACGATCCTTTGTCCGCTCAAGATTTTGAGGAGGCAAGACAATTAGTAGGAAAATTATATCAAGAGGGACGAATTGACGAGGCTTTGGCTTTAACTCAAAAAATATCTATTGCCGGATCAAAGGCGGGACAATCTGTACAAGCTATGTCTTTATGGGCTAAAACTACTCCGGAGGGAGCTGTAAGACAGGCTCAAAAAATAATAGACGAATATAATAAAACCGCTCGGAAAAAACTACCGAATTTAACCGAAGAACAGGCTAAAACAATTATGGATATGGCTCAAAATATTCAAGAATTTGGGGACAATGCGGGGCGTGAAAAAGATGTAGCAACGGGCAAATTGCTTAAATATTTTGCCGATTTAGTCCCGCAAACTGCCGGAAATAAATTTAAAACCGTAAGAAATATATCACTACTTTTAAACCCTAAAACCTTTATGAGAAACATAACGGGTAACGCTATTTTTGCGGGTATGGAAAACGGCGTAACGAAACCTATTGCGGCTCTTATTGACGGCGTTGTAGGTAGCCCAAAATTAAAAAATGCAACTGCAAATATTCCATTAGTAAATAAACTTTTTACAGGAAAAAGAACTCGTGTAATGCCTCAATTTGAAGATTACGGAAAAGGGCTTATTAAAGGCTTTAAAGAGGGTGCGGAAGATGTTGATCTTGGTATTGATACAAGAGGAATAGGCGGGCGTTTTGATTTGCCGCAAAGTAGGAGCTTTGAAAATACTCCCGTTTTGGGCGGATTAGAAAAAGCCCTCGATTATTCTTTAAGAGTGCCGGATAGATCTTTTTATGAGGCGGCTTTTCAAGAAAGTTTAGCTAATCAAATGAAAGCGGCGGGAGTTGAAAAGGCTACTAATGAAATGCTGGAAAATGCAAGTTTAGAGGCGTTGGAAAGTGTTTATCAGAATAGTGGAAAGCTCGCTGATACCGTTTTAAATTTGAGGCGTGGACTTAATAATATTGGCGTTAAGGATTTTGGACTTGGGGACGCTCTCGTTCCTTATGCTCAAACTCCCGCAAATGTCGCTCAACAGGGCATAAATTATAGCCCGTTAGGTATAATAAACGCTATTAAAAGCGGGTTACAGGGAAACCAAAGACAAGCTACTTTGGACGCTGCAAGAGCAATTACAGGAACGGGAATAATTGGTACAGGTTACGGATTATCAAGACTTGGTGCAATAACTCCGGAAACGGACGATTTTCAGATCCGTAAAAATTATGAGGCTTTAGGAGAACGCCCCAATCAAATAAGATTACCGGACGGCTCTTTGATGTCTTATACTCAATTACAACCTTTAGCAGCTCCTTTGTCCGGTGGTGCAATTCTTGGAGATTTGCAAGACGGGGATTATATGGCGGCGTTAGATAAAAGCATAGGATCTATTGCTGATTTATCAATGTTAAGGGGCTTGAATGATTTTACAAGCACTTATAACGATAAAGGTATAGCCTCCGCTTTGATGAATACCGTTACAAATGTACCCAGCCAATTTATAGGATCGGGCATAAATCAGATTAACGCTTATGTCGATCCTTATCAAAGAGAAACATACGATCCTAATCCGCTCATACAGTCATTAAATCAAGCAAGAGCTAAAACTCCATTATTGAGCAAGACTTTGCCTAAAAAATATGATGTTACGGGTTCGGAAATTGAAAAATACAATTCTAAAGGCTTGAAAAAGGCTTTTGATGTTTTTGTAAATCCGGTATTTGTAAACAAACCAAAGGATGATCTTGTTTTGCAAAAAGTAGCAGCTTTAACGGAAAACACCGGAGAAAAAGGCGGTTTATTCTTGTTGCCGGAGAAAAAAATAAAGTTGGATGACGGAACAACAAAACAATTAAGCGGTAGAGAATTTTCTGAATATAGTAAGGTGCTTGGAGAAGTAACATATCAGGGCTATCAAAAAATGATGAATACGCCTCGTTATGCTAATGCGGACGATCAAACAAGATTAAAACTATTAACGGATATAAGGAAAAACGCAAAAGCAATTACTCAAGAGGAGCTATTTGGTAAGAAAAATAAATATAGTGCCGAAAGCTCAATACAACGCAAAGTCGAAAATCGTTTAAATAAAGGTCAGAACAAAATAAATCGAATTTTAAGCAAAATGGATAGTCAGTTGGTAGATCAAATAATGTATAAGGAGGAGTAAATGAACATACCACACATTTTTATAGCGGGTACGAAAGCGAAAGCGTCAGAAGTAAACGAAAATTTTAGCGCTTGTAAATTAGCTATTGAGGAGAATGGATCAAATATCGAGGATCTTTCAACGGATTTAGAGGATTTTAAAGATACTATTGAGCCTCAAGTAATGCCGGAATATGGAAACACTTATAAAGATTTGGCTTTTATTGTTTCTAATTCTGCAAATACAATTACTATAAAAGCCGGAACCATTGTCAAATTAGAAGTTTCATCAAGTGATATAAGATATTTAAAGGTTGATGAAGATACTACTTATAATATTTATGACATAATGGACACGGGGGCTGCCTCCTTAACCGCCGGAAAAGATTATTATATTTATGCGGTTCAAAATGACGAGGAGGACGAAGAAACCGGAGAAGTAATCAGAGGCGTAGGAATAAAAGCGTCTATAAATGCTACTTATCCTACGGGCTATTCTGCTTATAATTCAAGAAAAATCGGCGGTTTTCATACTCTTTGTGCTGCCGTTACATCTGCTAATGCTCCGGCTTTAGTTGATAATAAAATTTGGCAAACACATCCGGCTATTGGTTATAACGCCGGAGATATTATTCCTAATTCGGTTTGGTGTTTAACTCACCGTCCGAAATCAGAACCGGAGGGAATGGTTTATGTTGATAAAATAGATGTTTGGGTTGATATTTACTTACAAAGTGGCAAAGACGGAAATCCTACATCCGTTTTTGGTGCAACGGTAGCCGATACAAGACAACAACAAAATCATCAATGGGATATGAAACTTGTAAATAAAAAATTAGCAAGTGATGATGAATTTACTGTTTTTGCAGAGGGATCTAATCAAAGAACGGCAATTTATGGATCTGCTGCTCCTAATCCAAAAACATCCGGAGGTCATACTGATACATCCGGTAAAAGAATGATAAGCGGTTATTTTATAGAGGAATGTTGCGGTTATTTATGGCAATGGCTTGATGAAAACTCTGCTAACGGCGGAAGTAATTTTTCAACCTATGACGGACTTGCAACAAGAGGGCAAACTTATGGAGCGTCTTATTGCCTTCTTGCGGGTGGGGTTTGGAACGCTTCCTCCTCGTGCGGTTCTCGTTCTCGGTCTGCGGCTAATGCCCGTTCGAATGCCGCTGCGAGCTACGGCGGGCGGGGCGTGAGCCTCCCATTACGGACGGCGTAACCGAAACCGCTTGCGGTCGCAAAAAAATTTAGGTTGCAAGTTGTAAGCTTTGCCTTATTGCGGGTGGGAATTGGAACAATTCCTCCTCGTGCGGTTCTCGTTCTCGGAATGCGAATAATGCCCGTTCGAATGCCAATGCGAACAACGGCAGACGGGGCGTGATACGGTAGGTTTTTATTTCGCTATCGGCTGAATTTGTAACCCTGTCAAAATCTCGAAAGAGTGCGGCAAAATACGAAGAAAAATTAAAAGCTCCTGTTGGTAAGGAAACTGAAAACCGGAGCTTTTTATAAAAATTTTGTGGGTAGATATGACGAAAAGAGTTAAGAATTTATGGCAACAAATAACATCAATGGAGAATTTGGAAAAGGCTTTTAAGATTTCGAAACGCCATAAAGGAAATTATAAACACATTATAAGATTTGAGAAAAATTTAGAGGAAAATTTAAAAGCAATTCAAAAAATGCTTTTGGAGAAAACTTATAAAACATCAAAATATACAACACAAATTATACACGAACCGAAAGAAAGAGAAATTTTTAAACTGCCGCATAATCCGGACAAAATAATACAAATTGCGGTAATAAATATTTTAGAGCCTTATATCATTAAGTGGCTTATAAAAGATACCTACGCTTGCATAAAAAAGAGGGGAATACATAAAGCCTCTGAAAGAACAATGCAATTTGTAAAAAGAAATAAATATTGCTTACAATGTGATGTTAAAAAGTTTTACCCGTCAATAGATCACGATATTTTATACAAAATTATGGAAAAGAAAATAAAAGATCTGGATCTGCTTTGGCTATTAAAAGAGGTTATTTATTCTATTGGCGGAGGCAAAAATGCACCGATAGGGAGCTTATTTTCACAACACTTTGGAAATTTATATTTAGATCGTGTTGATAGGTATGTAAAAGAAGTTTTACGAATAAAAGATTATGAGCGATATTGTGATGATTTTCTTTTATATGGCAACGATAAAAAAGAGTTATGGGACGCAAAATATAAAATAATCGAATTTTGCAGAAAAGAACTAAAGCTCGAATTAAAGCGGGCTGACTTATTCCCTACAAGTCGGGGCGTTGATTTTATGGGATATAGACATTTCCCTAAAGGATATATTCTTTTAAGAAAAAGCACGGCTAAAAGAACTAAAAAGGCTCTGCCGAAAGTTTTGGAGAAATACGAAAAAGGCATAATAAAACACGATAAATTTATGTCGATCGTTATGAGTATTGACGGCTGGGTAAGTAGAGCAAACACAAAGAATTTTCGAGAAAAGATAGGATTAGATAAATTAAAGGAGCTTGCTATGGTGGATTTTGCAAAAATTTGTGATGAAAGAGATAAAAATTTGAGAAAGGTTAAGGGCGATAAGGTCGATATAAAAGATTGGCTCGGAAAACCTATAAAAATTTCTTATTTCAAAATAACAAAATCGAGTAAAAAACAGGGGACAAATTGTATGTCGGTTGAATTTTATTATGACGATAAGCCGTATATGTTCTTTACGGGATCGCCTAATTTGATGTATTTGATCGATAAATATTTATCTCCGGAAATGATCGAAAGAGGCGAAACTCTTGACGCAACAGTAGTACGAAAAGACGGGATGTTAGTATTAGCATAAGGAGGAATAAAATGCGAGGATTACCAAAATTTTTCAACTCAAAACAGGATTATTTAAACTGTTTGGCGATCGATACCTTAAAAGAGGCAACGAAAGCAGAATTACAAAAACTTATAGATAACCGTTTTAATTGGTTTGATGTAAGTGTTTTAGCGGATGATGAAACGGGCTTAAATGATGATACGCACCGTGTAATCAATGGAATGCAGCAAGAACTGAAAGAAGATCCTACATCAACAATATTTAGGCTCGGATTTACGGTTCAAGAAGTGGAGGGCTTAATAAATGCTTAAATTGAGATATGACGAAAACAACGGCAAAATATTGGGAGTGTATCAAGAAAATATTACCGTACCCGATCCGTTTTTACTTATTTCAGAAGAAAAAAACAACGAAATGAGCGAAGATCACGAACATATTTATTTTGTTGAAAGTGGAGAGCTTGTTGCAAAATCAAAGCTCGAAGTCGAACAAAAAGAATATTGGTATAAAAATTTCTTTAATACCTCTTTGGGCTGGATTAGGAGAGAACCTACACTTGCAGACGGTACAAAGGATAATTTTTTGAATAATGATTTACCGCTCTTTGCTTTTGCAATTTTAGCGGGTAAAACGGCATTTTTACCTATTGCTTATGAATTGCCGGATTTTTCAAAAGAATTAACAACGGAATATTTGGAAACTTTGCAAGTAAAAAATCAAGCAATTACTCCGGAATTTATCACGGAATGCACGAATGTAAAAATGTCTGATTTTTTAGGTTAAAAGTTTTGGCTGGGTAGGTCGGGATTTTCGGGAGTGTCATACAACGGTGGTATGGCTTTAATAATGTAGAAAAAAATAGGAGATTTTAATTATGAACAAAGAATTATTAGAAGTTTTAAAGGTTATTTTTGCTTTAACTATTCCTTATATAAAGGAATTGATACAGTCTAAAGTAGTGCCTATGCTAAAGCGTAAGGCTTATGAAAAAGTGGACGCTAAAGTAGATAAATTGATCGAAGATTTAGCACAAAATGCAAGCAAAATTAAGAATGAAGAAAACGAACTTAAAAAAGCTGCATATATTGAGGGTACAAAATTAGGCGTAGAAACATTAAGAGCTATTGCTGAAAAACTTAATAAGGCTGCGGACGAAATTGAGAGGGTAACGGAGTAATGGAAGAAAAACTAATCGAATTTGCTCCGATAGTCATAGTTGTTTTGATGTACTTTTGGCAAAATAATGTCTTTGTCCGTCCGGAGCAATTAGAGAAAAAACACCGTGAAATTATTGAGGATGTTGATAAAAAATTACAGGATTATGTTGAACTCAACGCCTACAAAGAATTTCAAAGTCGTGTTATCGCAAGTATTGATAATGTCGATAAAAATGTAAACGAGTTAAAAGACTTTATTATGGGAAACAACAAAAATAATAAGTAAATATGGGGGAAAGATCGTATATGTCAGATAACAGGGAGCTTTTTAAAAAAGCTCTCTCTTTTGTTTTAAAGTGGGAGGGCGGATATGTCAATAACCCTAACGACAAAGGGGGAGCAACAAACAAAGGGATTACGCAATATACTTATAGTGCTTATTTAAAGAGCAAAGGCAAGCCCGTAAAGGATGTTCGTAATATTACTAATGACGAGGTTGAGGACATCTATTATTCTCGTTATTGGCTGGCTGCCGGATGTGATAAAATGAGTAAAATTTTTGCCGTTATATGTTTCGATACTGCGGTAAATATGGGCGTAGGTAGGGTGCAAGAATTTTTAAGGGCTGCAAAATGGAGCGATCCTACAAAATTTCTTGACGCAAGAGAGCAGAAATATAGAGAATTTGCAAAATACGGTAATCAGAAAATATTTTTAAAAGGTTGGTTAAATCGTCTTAATAACCTTAAAACATTTATTAAGAGCATATAATTTTTTTTGTCATTTGAATTTCCTTTCTTTTGTATTGCACAAAAAACCCGCTCCGGATCTCTCCGGTGCGGGTTTATTTTATGCTGCGGGTTTAAGAAAAATAAATTTTTCTCCGTTATCGAACTCGATAATAAGCGGCTCGTTTTCTTCTGATTTACGCCAATTATCAATTTCTTTGTTGATAGCTTTTTGCATATCTTGATCCGACATATAGCCTCCTTTGTGTGTAATAATGACTTGATAAAAATTTTTGTGTGTAATTTTAATGAGATTTTTACTCGCTAAAAATTTTGCCCGACATTTGCCCGACATAAAAATTCATAATCACGAAAAATCAATTAAAATCACTTGACATCAAAATATGTCTAAAATATAATGATACCGGCGGGTACGGACAAGATAGAGCGGTCTTGACGGAGGCTCATAACCCGAAGGTCGTTGGTTCAAATCCAGCTCCCGCAACCAATTGAATATAGAGGGTTTTGAAAAATTCAAAATCCTCTTTTTTAGTCAAAATATGAGCAATTGTTCCCAAATTGTTCCCAAAAGGAGTTAGAATGCAAAGTAAAGAAAATTTCATAATTGAAGAATGCAGGCATTGTGGAAACAAAACTAAATTGGACATTGTAGCAAAATATAACGAACGATACAGTGATGATTTTTGTTGTAGTATAGATTGGCTAATATTAAAATGTTGTGCCTGTAATGAAATTTTATTTGCAAAAATTTATTCAGCCTGTAAGTTTGAAGGATACAGATTATGGCAGCAATATTCCAAATGCAATATTATTTTTCGGACCGACTGGTGTTGGAAAAAGTGAACTTGCTCGTGCAATAGCTGAACAGGGAAAATGTTTAATGCCAAGATTTAAAGATCCCGATAATGCAGCAGAGCTTCAAGAAGAACTGGATTCCATAGTGGAAAAAGCTAGAAATGAAAAAAGACACAGTGTTGTTATTATTGATGAATTCGATGATTATGGTTCAGATCCTGAAGGAGCAAGAATTTTTGCAGATTTTATAAAAAATTGTGCGCAAAATAATATAACTTTACTTTTGACTACAAATAATCCTTTGAATATAGATAGAAGTATTTTAGAACAAACAATCAATGTTCCAGTTGGCACATCTAGCAAAAAAGATTTTTCAGAAATTTTAAAATTTTATATAGAGGATTTAAAACAAGACGAATCCGATGAAATTACTGAAGCAATTATGAAAAAAGCTCAAGGCAGTGCATTTTCAAATTCTCAAATAAAAAGATTATGTGCAAAAGCAATTCGCAAAGGTAGTACAAATATAAAAGATAATATAATACAATTAGTACAAGCTACACCACCTGAAATAAGCAAAAAAGAACTTGATAAATTCAACAGAGAAATTACAGAAATAAAAGTAATTTAACTTTATGAAAATTTCGCAAATTAACATAACAAAAACAACCGGCTTTCAGGGTAAAACCAAGGCTCTTTCTGCTCCTTTTAGCAATGAAGGCAATTTAACAAACGCCGGAGCATACGGTTTAACCTGTTTATTGACTGCTGTTCCCGGTATTGAATTTGCAAAAAAAGGTTTTCAAAACGCAAGTACAATGGGAAAGGTTGGCAAAATTGCAGGTGGAGCAGGAATTATGTTAGGATTAGCCGTTCCTATTTTTGCTGTTTTTAAATCATTAAATATTTTAGGCAGACCAACGGGTGAGAAAAAATAATTTTAATATTAAATCTTTTTAAGATAATTTCCTATGTCGCATCTTAAAAGATATGCATCTCTTTCTTTTCCTTGCATTTCACAAATCATAGCTAAAGTTTCTTTTAAGCGTATAACCTCTCTGTAGTCCCCTTTCTTTAGGGCTTCTTCAGCGCGCTCTGTGTACCAACATTTATGTATTTCAAGTTGTTGTTGGCTCATATTTGCTATGAATGAATCAAGATGGAGTTTCCAATCTTTCTTTTGTCCTAGTGTTAAATCATCTATATTTATTTTTAAAGGAATTCTTCTTTTATTTTTCAAAAATGCACTGTCAATATTTAAAGAATTAGGGGTTTTGAAAACTATTGTTAAAGGTTCTTTGTCTTCAGACAGTGAAAATAAAAATGCTTTCATTTCGGCAATTGTTTCATTTGTTACTTCTGAACTTTTTAGAACATGGGAAAGATCTTCAATAAATAGAGCTGTTATGACATATTGTTCAACCAATTCAATATTAAGCTTATGAATATTGCAAATTATTAACCAATATTACTTACAGTTATATAACAGCAAAAAAAATTTTTCAGATGTTTTATACTAATAAATTATCTAATTATAATTTATGAAAGGGAGTGACAATTGAACATTTCGCCAATCGGATATAATTCCTTTAAAGGTAATGTCACATTAAATCAAGAAAAAATATCTAAAGAAATAGGGTTAATATATCGACACAATCCTTCATATCATGCGCAATGTATAAGTGAAAATATTAATTTGCTTAAAAATACTTTAAGTAATGATACTCCGTATTGGAAAAATTATTTACTTGATTTTAATGTATTTACGCAAGAGGCAAAAGAGAAAAAAAGATTTATTAGCCAAGAACAAATTGATATGGGTATAAATCCTTATGAAATTAGAAAATATGTTACAAAAGCATCTGTTAGAGTTAAGGATCTAGATACGGGTAAAGAATATAAATCTCTTTTTAGATTAGGTAAAGTTTTGCCTGACAGTAAAAAAATTCATTATATTGCATCTGAAAACGCAATTACCGAAAAAGGATTTAATAAAATTTCAAAAAGAATTTTAGAAGATTCAAATAATGATTAA